CCTCCTTCCATGCCTGCCGTTGCACCTTGCACGGTTGGCTTATCCGCCGGGATTTCGGTCGCTGGCGTCGGCTTGGGTGGAGGTGGTTATATTGACGACCTTCTCTGCGGTTGGGAACGTCAGCACGCACTTGAAATCGCCGTCAATAACCAGGAGGCTGCTCGCGAAATCCGGGAGGGAATGGTAATGGTTCGCTGCGAGAACACCCCGGAAGCCCAACGGAAATACTTCAAGGCCTGTGCGAACTTTGCTCGGGAGCGTGGGGAGCAGCCCACGAATCCTGCCTTTAACTCGAAGTAAGATCAATGGGGTGAATGCGCAGGCTGATGCGCGTATTGCGGCGCTACGACCCACTAGACCCGCTGAAACAGCACGAGAGAGTCGAAGCCGGAGATCAGCGCCGGCCACCCCACCATAACTGTCTGGACGAACACGTTATTTGGTGGTAATATGAACACATACGGTCAATTCCAACCGTACTATTTTCTTGGAGGCTCAACATGAATCCACTTACTGCATCCCCCGCACCTTCCCGCGATCACTACGAGACAGGATTGACTGGGGAGGAACTCCTGCCGAAAGGTAAGGTCCGCGAATTCCGGCTGTGGGCAACACGCCCTTGGACAGCGGAGCGCGCTATTCCCTATATCCTGGCCGGCGGTCGCTTCGACTTTAACACCGCCGACTTCGCGGAAGGGCATCTTCCCAAGGCCAAGCAAGCTCAAGACATTCGTGACCAACTTCTTCTCATGAGGCTTTCAGATGCCACGTAAACCTTCCATCACCCCGAACAAGCACCTGCATACGACCATCCCTGCAGATCTCGCAGCTCGCCTTGATCTATTCCTCTGGTCAGAAGCCGAGGGTCGAGTTCCACAGGGAGCATATCAATCCTTCATCTGTGATTCCATCCGGGATTTTTTCAACAAGCGTACCATCGACGTAGCACCTTATATCCCTTCCGCCACCATCGGCCAGTATCTCATTACCGGAACCCCCGAAACACTTCGAGCAGTTATCGCCCATCTTCAAGGAGCAAACACAGCATGACCACTATATTCACCCAAACAGTTACTTTGGATCTCGGCGCTCTTGGGGAAGCGGAAATTATAGTTGATTACACCTACAGGGCTAGACGCCCCGGCAAGATGTATTTGCCGAATGGTGATCCAGGTTATCCAGACGAACCCGCGGAAGTAGAAATCATGAATGTTTGGTTCCACGAACTCTGCATTCTCCAGTATCTCACCGATGAAGCTCTCGACGCTCTTCTCGACACCATTACCAGCAATCACAACTGCGAGGAATAATCATGACTTCCCCTGAACTCAATGCAAAAATCTCCGTCTGGCGTCAAGCGGCTATCGACGGCACTCTTTCCCAAGAAGATCTCCGGGAAGCTATTGAAGCTCTTCGTGGCGACCGTTGCTCTGCTGCTGTCGCTTCCGACAAATCCCGTCGCGCAAAAGCAATTCGTGAAATCCCTTCTGCCAATGATCTGCTTGCTGAACTCGGAGAACTGTAATGGCAAACCAACTCAACCTTCATAACGTCAAGTCCGTTCGGGAAGAATACACTACCCTTCAAACTCTGAACGTAGCTGTTCGCCGCATCATTGTTACGGACGACGCAAACAATACTTTCATTCTCGTCCTCTTCGGATGTGATGGAAGCCGTATCAATCTCCGCTCTACCCCCGTGGATCAAGTCTAATGTCCTACATTCGCCCACCCTTTCCCAAGGTTCTCGACTCCACCATCATCGCATCTTTCCGCTCTTGTCCACGCAAGATGCAACTCGCTTACCTCGAACACTACAAGCCGAAAACACCTTCCGTCCACCTTCACGCCGGAGGTGCTTACGCCGCGGGTCTGGAGGCTGCGCGGGAAGCATTCTATCTTGACGGAAAATCTTCAAGCGAAGCCCTCGAAATCGGCCTCGGCGCCCTGATGAAGTTCTACGGCGACTTCGAGTGTCCGGAGGATTCCGCCAAGTCCCTTCCCCGTATGATGGGAGCTTTCGAATTCTACTTCGAGCGCTATCCGATGGAGTCAGATAACGCCATCCCAGTCACTCTCCCCGGCGGTAAGCGGGGGATCGAATTCTCTTTCGCGGAGCCGATTGACGAAGTGAATCCGGAGACGGGAGATCCAATCCTCTACGTGGGTCGTATGGATATGATCTGCGACTACGCAGGAGGTCGTTTCGGGGAGGATGATAAGACCACTTCCTCCCTCGGTGCGTCCTGGCCGAAGCAGTGGGATCTTCGCTCTCAGTTCACCGGCTATTGTTGGGGTGCTGAGCGCGCAGGTTTTCCTCTCCAGGGTTTCCTTGTCCGGGGAGTCTCCATCCTCAAAACCAAGTACGACACCATGCAGGCCCTCACCTACCGCCCCGCCTGGATGATCGAGCGCTGGTACGAACAACTCCTCCGCGACGTTCGCTGCCTCAAGCAACAGTGGGAATCCGGCGTATTTGATTACTCCCTCGACCACGCTTGCACAGAGTACGGAGGGTGTGAATTCCGTCAAGTTTGCTTGAGCAAAGATCCGACGCCCTGGCTGGAAGGTTCCTTTACACGCCGTATCTGGGACCCGGTTAATCGCAAAGAAATTCCTGTGGAGGTTTAACGTGTGGACGCTCATTCCGGAAACTCAACCGTTCTCTACATGGAAGGCTCCCGTCCTGTCGGTGAACGCGAAGTCTATTGCTGCGGATATTCCCCCTCTCCGGGGGTTTCCATCTCCGCTCATTGGCCGCACACTGCTTATTTCTGTCCGATGTGTGGAGAAATCTGGGGCCGCGCAATCTACCAGCACCACTTCTCGTACTCCCCCATACCGAAGAACTCCTGGGTGGTGGAGACTCGTCGATGCGTTAAGCATGGTGACGGGACGTTCCTGACAGCGCAGCCACTCGAAAAAGCTAGTCACAAACTTCTAACCCGCGAACTCCTCGCGCTTCTGGAAAACTATCATGACTGATACCGCTCAAGCCACAACCCTCATGGGACCGAAGATCCTTCTAGAAGGCCCCTCCGGAACCGGCAAGACCCACGCTCTGGGAACTCTCGTCGATTGGGCAGCCGCTCAAAAACCAGCCCTTCCTGTCTTCGTCCTATTCACTGAAAATGGTCTGGAATCCCTTCTCGGATACTGGCGCGATCACGGAAAGGAAGTCCCCACAAATCTCCACTGGCACGTTGCAATGACGAAGAGCCTGACCCTTGCTTCCCTCCTCGACGGAGCAGACAAGGTTGGCAAGCTCTCTTACGAAGCCCTCACGAAGATGCAGGACGGCGGGCGGAGCGCGAACAATGCTTTCTACAAGATCCTCGCGGCGTGTTCCAACTTCCCTGATGATCGCACCGGCGAGAAGTTTGGTCCAGTCGATTCCTGGGGTTCCGACAAGATCTTCGCAATCGACTCCCTCTCCGAACTCGGGAACGCTGCAATGAAGATGGTCATCGGGAACAAGCCAACCGCAGCCCTCGCCGACTACGGAGTCAGTCAGAACAACCTGATGAATTTCCTCCGCCTCTGCACTCAAGGCATCGCTTCCACCTTCGTCATCACCGCGCACGTTGATCGCCAGACAGATGAAATTACCGGCGGTATCAAGCTCATGACAAAAGCCATTGGGAAGGCAATGGCGAACGACATCCCCCAACTCTTCTCCGACGTAATATACGCAGTCAGAGAGGGCGCGAACTGGTATTGGAATACTGCCGCGGGAAACGTCGATGTGAAGACCCGTTCCCTCCCAATCTCTTCCAAGATCAAACCCGATTTCGCACAGATCATGGACAAGTGGGTTATCCGGAAAACTGGTAACAAGTTATAAAGGCCAAGGGTCCTTCTACCCGAGTAAACTTTTCTCAAACCGCAACACCAACCAAGGAGCAACACCATGTCTTTCGACGCATCTGCATTCAATCCTGAAGCCTTCCTCGACGCCACCCTCACCGATCCGACCGAAAAGCGCAAGCCTCTCCCCGTCGGCGACTACACTGCAATCATCGGCGCCGTCACCGCCCGTGCCTGGCAAGGCCGTGCTGACACCAGCAAGTCCGGCATCGCCTGGGATATCCCCCTGACGATCGACGTTCCGGCCGCTGTGCAAGCCGAACTCGGAATGGACCAGTCGACCTTGAACCTCAAGGACTCGATCATGCTGG